GTCCGATCAGGATGATCACCATCTGGACATGGCAGGCCACGAAGACGCACAAGCCAGGCACGTACAGAGACACCAAGCCGGACACGGACAACATCATCAAGCTTTTCAAGGACACAATGGCTGACTGTCACTTCTTTCCGAATGACAGCCGGGTCGCTGACGAGAGAACGATCAAGCGCTGGGGCACGCGCCCAGGCATCCGGGTCATTCTGGAGGAGATCGGGAAGGGAGCAGGCGATGGCTGCGAGGAAGTCATGGATCGGCAGCAGGGCGAGGACGCTGGCGGCTCAGCACTGGTATGATGTCGTCGAGTACGAACACCAGCCACCGAAGTGGCGCAGGGGCTTCATGTCCCGGGAGCAATTCGTCAGGATGTTCCTCGCCGACCAGAAGGCGCGGCAGCTGATCAAAAGATTCAGGAGGGCAATGGATGAAGATAGACAAGGCGAAGCTGACGCGGTGCCGTGAGCTCAGGGAAGAGGTGGAGCACGCCGAGGAGCGGCTGCTGGCCACACAGCCGTCGATCTCCGCAAGGCTCGACCCGACGCCCAGGGGCACGAAGACCAGCCACCCGACGGAGGACGTCGCACTGGATCGGGTCAGCATCGAGGAGCTGATGGTGGAGATCATCGAGGAATACAGACAGCTCAAGGCAGAGATCGCCACAGCCTGCCGGGAGCTCAAGCCGACATATCGGGAGATAATCATATACAGATATGTTGATGGTCTGCAGTTTGATGAGATCGCTCTGAAGCTGCACTACTCCGAGGATTACATCTACCAGCTGCACCGCAAGGCGGTGGCTGCCATAACAGAGTAACTATCCCAGTAAAACTCAGTTACGGCTATGTTATACTTTAGGAGGTAGAGCATGTTGAAGCCTCCTGCAAGGAATGAACCGAGATTAGACCCAGCGGCAAGCTGGGCCTTTCTCGTTATGAGGAGGATCACATGCAAGACTATGCGACATACTTTTACAGCTCGAAAGCCTGGAAGGATTGCCGGGCCGCGTACAGAAAAAGCAAGCGCGGCCTGTGTGAAGTCTGCCTCAGTGAGGGGCGGATCACTCCGGGCGTCATCGTGCACCACAAGATCCACATCACACCGGAGAACATAAACGACCCGAACATTGTCCTTAACTGGGACAACCTTCAGCTGGTCTGTCGTGACTGTCATGCGCAGATCCATGACGCAAAAAAGCGCAGGTATCGGGTGGATAATTACGGACGCGTTCTCCTGTGACGCCCCCCCGTGCGCATAATGTGTACATTTGCGGGGCACCGATGCGGGGAAGTCGAGAAAAATATATGACCCAAAATCTGCTCGATTTGGCTGGAGTTCCTTCAACATGAGCGTGGATAATTGGATATACACCTACTACCAGAGAATTAGTAACGGCTCCGAGAATGTCGGCCGCTGGATCGCTCTCCTATATGAGTATTTAGTCAAAGGCCTACAAGATAAACAGTTCTTTTTTGATGCGAAGTCTGCCAATGATGCCATTGACTACATGGAGACGCACGCCTTCCACACTGAGGGAGACCTTGCACCGAATCCATTGACATTGGAGCCTTGGCAAAAGGCATACCTGTCCGCCGTTTACGGCATTAAGGACGAGCGAGACCGCCGTCAGTTTCAGGAAATATTTTTGTTGATTGGCCGGAAGAACGGAAAGACTCTTCTGGCATCCGGTCAGGGAAAGTATGACTGGGAGCTTGGCGGCTTCGGCCAGCGCGTTTACTGCGTTGCTCCCAAGCTTGACCAGGCCGATCTGGTTTACAACTCACTCTGGACAATGGAGCAGCTTGATCCGGCATATCAGGAGCGTAAGGCGAAGCTGGAGGCTGACAAAAAAGCCAGAGTAAGAACAGACGATCCTGATCTTCCCCGGCATAGAATGACCGATCTTTACATACCTGGAGCAAATAGCATGGTGAAAAAGATCGCCTTCTCTGCCAAGAAGTCAGATGGCTTTAACCCTTCCCTTTGCATCTGCGACGAGGTCGCTGCATGGGAAGGGGACAAGGGCCTTAAACAATATGAGGTCATGAAGTCCGGCATGGGCGCCAGGGCGAACGCTCGACTCCTGTCATGCACCACAGCCGGCTATATTAACGATTCAATATTCGACGAGTTGTTCAAACGATCAACTCGTTTTTTGTTGGGCGACTCCAAGGAGACCCGCCTGCTGCCGTTCCTTTACATGATCGATGATGTAGAGAAGTGGAACGACATCAACGAGCTGAAGAAGGCCAACCCGAACCTTGGCGTCAGCGTGTCCGTGGACTACATGCTCGAGGAGATCGCCATCGCCGAGGGCTCCATCTCAAAGAAACGGGAGTTCCTCGTTAAGTATTGCAACATCAAACAGAACAGCTCCCTCGCATGGCTGAGCACCCAGACAGTGGCCAAGGCCTGCGGAGAGCAGCTGCATCTCGAGGATTTCAAAGAGTGCTACGCCGTCGCCGGCATCGACTTGTCACAGACCCGGGATCTGACGGCCGCCGTGATCGTGATCGAGAAGGGCGGCGAGCTCTACGTCTTCGCAAAGTTCTGGCTCCCGTCGGAGAAGATCGAAGAGGCCACCGAGCGGGACGGCCTGCCATATCAGATTTACATCGAGCGCGGCCTGCTGGAGCCGTCCGGCGATAACTATGTTGATTACCACGACTGCTTCAACTGGATGCGGTCAATGATCGAGACCTATCACATATACCCGCTGAAGGTCGGCTATGACAGATACTCGGCGCAGTATCTTGTCCAGGATCTGACCGCCTACGGCTTCCAGTGCGACGATGTCTTCCAGGGCGAGAACCTGTACGGAGTCATCCAGGAGACCGAGGGCCTGCTGGAAGATGGCAAGATCCACATCGGCGACAACGATCTGCTGAAGGTGCATTTACTTAACTCGGCGATCAAGATTAGCCAGGAACGCGGGCGGGGCAAGCTGGTGAAGGTGCACCCGTCGCTTCACATAGACGGCACGGCGGCACTGCTTGACGCCATGACGGTGCGTCAAAAATGGGCGGGCGAGATTGGCCCGCAGTTACAAAACATGAGGTAACAGAATGGGACTTTTTGAGAAGATCTTCGGATCAGCTCCGAAGCCACGGGGACGGGACAACGGCGTCTTCAAGATGCTGACCGGCTACGCTCCGGCCTTCCACACATGGCAGGGCTCGATCTATGAGAGCGAGCTGGTGCGGGCTGCGATCGGCACCATAGCGACACACATCTCAAAGCTCAAGGTCGAGACGATGGGCGCAGCACGGCCGGCACTCCAGGCAAAGCTGAAACACGGCCCAAACGAGTGGCAGACATGGGGGCAATTCCTATACAGGACGGCCACCATCCTCTACACGCACAACACGGCCTTCATCGTGCCGGTGTTCGACCGCTTCGGAGAGCCTTCAGGCATTTACACAGTGCTGCCGGACAAATGCGAGGTCGTTGATTATGGCGGGGTGCCTTATCTTCGTTATCACTTCACTGACGGAAAGGCCGCGTCCGTTGAACTCATGTATTGTGGAATCCTCAACCGGTTCCAGTACCGGAACGACTTCTTCGGAGAGTCAAATCGTGCGCTCATCCCTACGATGGACCTGATCCATATCCAGAACCAGGGCATCCGGGAGGGCGTAAAAAACTCCGCATCCTATCGCTTCATGGCGAAGATGAACAACTTCTCCAACACGGAGGATCTTAGGAAGGAGCGCCAGAGATTCACCAAGGAAAACCTGAGTTCCGAAGCTGATGGCGGCGGCCTGCTCCTCTTCCCGAATACCTATACGGACATCCGGCAGGTGGACGTCAAGCCGTTTGTGATTGACGCCGCACAGATGGCAGCCATTAAGGACAATGTCTTTTACTACTTTGGCGTCAACGAGGACGTCCTTCAGAACAAGGCCTTCGGAGATTCCTGGAACGCGTTCTATGAGGGCGCCATCGAAGCCTTCTCCATCCAGTTCTCGGACGTGCTGACCAAAATGCTGTTCACACTCCGGGAGCAGACGCAGGGCAACCGGGTGATGGCAACATCCAACCGGCTCCAGTATATGAGCAACGCGGACAAGCTGAACGTCAGCGCCCAGCTGCTCGATCGGGGCATCATGAGTATTAACGACGTCCGGGACATCTGGAACCTGCCGCCGGTTGAAGGCGGGGATGTCCGAATCATCCGCGGCGAGTATTACGACGCCAACGCAAAGCTGGCAGAGGAGGATCAGAATGAGCAAGGGAATAATTAACAAGCTCGCAGAAGATAGGCAGTATAGAGACATCGATCTCAGCCGCATCGAACACCGGACTGACCAGGTGTCAGGCGAGAAGATCGTCGAAGGATATGCCACAGTATTCAACCAGAGATACCTGCTCTGGAGTGAGCCGGGCTTTGAGGTCTGGGAAGAGGTCGATAGCAATGCTTTCGCCGAGACCGACATGAGCGACGTGATCATGCAGTACAACCACGAGGGCCGGGTCTTCGCCCGTGTGTCGAATGACACCCTCGAAGTCAAACCGGACGAGATCGGACTGCACATCACAGCCAGGCTCGGAGGCACCGAGCTGGGCCGCCAGATGTACGAAGAGATTCAGGGCGGCTACACCAACAAGATGAGCTTCGGCTTTACTGTGGGCGAGGATCAGCGCATAGAAAACGAAGACAGAGAGACCGGAAAGGTCACGATCCTGAGGAGGATCACCAAGATAACCAAGTTATATGATGTGAGCGCCGTTTCGCTGCCTGCGAACGATGCCACTTCTATATCTGCCAGATCTTACAGCGAGGGAGCCATCGCTGAGATCCGCGAGGAGGTCGCGAAGCGCGAACAGCGCGAACGGCAGAAGCAAAGAATCCGCATATTAACGGAGGTACAAAAATGATCGAATTAAAAACCGCATCCGCCGCCGAGCTTGAAGCCCGCAAGGCTGCCATCGCTCAGGAAGTGGAGGCCGAAGACGCAGATCTTGACGCCCTGGAGGCAGAGATCCGCAGCATCAACGAAGAGCTCGAGACCCGCAAGGCCGAAGAAGCCAAGAAGGTCGAGATCCGCAAGGCCGTCGCAGAAGGCGAAGGCAAAACCATCGAAAAACTTCCTACTGAGGAGAGAAAAGAAATGACTAACGAAGAAATTCGCAACAGCAAACAGTACATCGACGCTTATGCCGAGTATGTTAAGAGCGGCGACGACAAAGAAGTCCGCGCCCTGCTGACCGAGAACGTAGCGAACGGCACCGTGCCCGCTCCCGAGTTCGTTTATGAAATCGTCAAGAATGCCTGGGAAAAAGAAGGCATCATGTCCCGCGTTCGTAAGTCCTACCTTAAGGGCAACCTGAAAGTCGGCTTCGAAATCAGTGCAGACGGCGCTTATGTCCACACCGAAGGCACCGCCGTGACCGAGGAAGCTCTGGTCCTTGGCGTTGTTGAACTGATTCCCGCGACCATCAAGAAATGGATCTCCGTGTCCGATGAGGTCATGGACCTGCGCGGCGAAGAGTTCCTCCGCTACATCTACGATGAGCTGACCTACCGTATCGCGAAGAAAGCCGCTGACGAGCTGGTCGCCAAGATCGTAGCCGCCGGCACCGCTTCCACCGCCACCGCTGTGGGCCTGCCGAAGATCACCCAGACCACCATCGCAGTCGGCAACATCGCCGCCGCCCTTGGTAACCTGTCCGATCAGGCCGCTGATCCGGTCATCATCATGAACAAGCTGACCTGGTCCGCTTTCAAGGCCGCCCAGTATGCGGCCTCTGTTCCTGTTGATCCCTTCGAGGGTCTGCCTGTCATTTTCAACGACAGCCTGCCCGCATTCTCTGCGGCGACCACCGGCGTCGTTTACGCTATCGTCGGCGACCTTGGCGAAGGCGCTCTGGCGAACTTCCCGAACGGCGAAGCCATCCAGATGAAATACGACGACATGACCCTGGCCACCAGCGACCTCGTGAGAGTGATCGGCCGCATGCCTGTCGCCCTGGGTGTTGTTGGCCCGAACGCATTCGTAAGAATCGCCCACTAAGGCGAGCCGCTGCTCTACCAAACAGGAGGCTACCGCTATGAAGATTTTAATTTGTGTGCCCTGCATGGACCAGGTGGCTGCGCAGTTTGCCCAGTCCCTGGCGATGCTACGGAAAGAAGAAGAGGAGACCTCGGTCATGTTCGAGATCTCCTCTTTGATTTATAACGCAAGGAACCACATGGCCGAACAGTCCGTGAAGATGGACTTCGACGCTACGCTCTGGATCGACTCCGATATGGTGTTCGATCCGATGCTCCTCTCCGATCTGCTGCGAACCAGAAGAGAGACCGGCGCGGAAATCGTGACAGCCGTCTGCTATCGCAGGAGGCCGCCATACACGCCGACGATCTTCAAGAAGCTGGACATCCACGAGGACACCCAGACGGCAGACTTCGAGGAGTACGGCATCAACGAGCTTCCGAAGGAACCCTTCGAGATAGAAGGCTGTGGGATGGCTGCCACGCTGGTCGATACATCGGTCTATCTTGATGTACTCTCCAAGTACGGCAGCTGTTTCTCTCCTATCGGGAAAAACGGAGAAGATGCGGCTTTCTGCTGGCGGGCCCGCGAGTGCGGGAACAAGATCGTCGCAGATCCTCGCATCCGGATCGGCCATGTCGGTCAGATGATCGTCTACAAAGAGATGTGCAAGGCATACGCGGAAAGCAAAAAGAACGGAGGTGTCTGATGCCACAAGTCACAGCTGGCCTGATCGCGCAGGCAAAGAAGGCCCGCCGGATCACGACCACCGCCTACGATGACGAAGTCACCAGGCTGCTGGAGGCTGCGTTTCTTGATCTTGGCGTCGCGGGCGTTGAGGTGCCGGAGCAGCTGGATGCTCTGGTCACCCAGGCGGCCATCACCTACTTCATGGCCAACTTTGGAGAGCCGGAGCACTACGACCGCCTGAAGGCGTCCTATGACGAACAGAAGGCGCAGCTCTCAATGACAACAGGGTACACCGACTGGCTGGAGGCGTGAGATGACCAGAGACGTAATGATCACGCTCATCACACCGGTGACGATGACGGACGAGTACGGCATCCATCAGCCGACGGCAGAAGAGCGTGTCGATGTCCTTGCCGGGTGTGAGTCCGTGAGTGCTTCGGAGTTCTTCGAGGCCGGAAGGAACGGACTCCGCCCGGAGTTCCGGTTTACCCTGTTTTTTGGCGACTACGACGGCCAGAGGATCGTCGAGTACAACGGAAAGCAATACACGGTATACAGGACCTATATGGGCAAGAGCGACACCGTGGAGCTTTACGTCCAGCAGAAGGGAGCGACCAATGGCTAAGACAGCCGGCGACAAGCTGAGCGCCGACATCCAGAAGATCCTCGCCGAATACGGGGAGACACTGGACAAGGATCTCGATGCTGTCACCAAGAAGATCGCCCAGAAGGGAGCGAAAACGCTCAAGGCCGTCTCAAGGTCAACCTTCGGCGGGACCGGCAAGTATGCTGGCGGCTGGACAAGCCAGACGGAGAAGCGACCGCTCCACGCTTCGGCGGTGATCTATAACTCGGCAGCTCCCGGCCTTGCGCATCTGTTGGAAAACGGCCACGCAAGTCCGAACGGCGGGCGCGTTCCAGGGCGGGCGCACATCAAGCCAGTCGAGGAGCAGCTTGTCAAGGAATACGAGGAGGAAGTATTAAATGCGATTAAGGGAGATTGACCCGTTAATGCGAGAGATCGCCGGAGACCTGCCTGTCGCTTATTATGCTTTTCCGAAGCCCGGGCAGGCTCCGCCGTACATGGTGTATTATTCACCCGGCCGTGACGATCTCATGGCCGACAATCTTAATTATGCTCAAATTTTGGAGCTCGACATCGAGCTCTACACCAGGACAAAACGCTGGGATCTGGAAGAGGCCATCGAGCAGCAGCTGACGGCCGCCGGCTTGGCGTACAGTAAAACCGAGGCCATCATCGAGTCCGACGGCCTCATAGAAATCATTTATACCACGGAGGTATTGATTGATGGCTGACAAAATCAAGTATGGTATCTGCAACTGCTACTACGCGAAGCAGACCACCAACCCGACCACCGGCGCGGTGACATTTGCCACGCCCGTGCGCCTTCCGGGTGCCCGTTCCCTTACCCTCGACCCTGAGGGAGAGCTGACCAAGTGGTACGCCGATAATGTTGCCTACTGGTCAGGCGAAGCAAGAAACGGATATTCCGGTTCTCTGGAGCTGGCACTGGTTCCCACTTCCTTCAAGACCGACATCCTCGGCTTCGCTAAGGACGCCAATAACGTCGTCTATGAAGACGAAGGCGCCACCGGTTCCCCGTTCGCGCTCCTCTTCCAGTTCGAAGGCGATGAAAAAGGCACCCGCCACGTCGTCTACAACTGCCAGGCGACCCGCCCCGGAATGAGCGGCAACACCAAAGAGGAAAGCATCGAGCCGGAGACTGAGAGCTTCGACATCGAAAGCGGCACCATCCCGGTGACCATCGGCGGCGTGGAGAAGCAGATCGCAAAATCCAGCACCGACGGAGACACCACCGCGGCCACCTATAACGGCTGGTTCAGCGAGGTCTACGTTCCCAGCGGAACACCTGCGGCAACAACTCAGTAATTCTACCAGGAGGCGCTCTACCATGACCAAAGACATTTTAATCGGTGGCAAGGCCGTCAGAATGACGGCCAATGCCGCCACAGCTTACAGATACAAGCAAGTCTTCGGCAAGGATCTCATGAAGATCTTCCAGGACATCGCCAAAAGCGAGCAGGCGGACGTGAACACTTTCCAGGAGCTCGCCTATGTGATGGCGAAGCAGGCCAGCGGCGAAGCTGGCACAATAAGTATTGACGATTATCTGATCTGGCTTGAAGGCTTCGATCCTTTCGAGATCGCGGCGGCATCCGGCCAGATCATGGAACTATACACCGGGCAGAAGATCACCACATCCAAGCCCAAAAAAAAAGCAGACCAACAGAGCGAGAGCTGAACACTCCGCTCTACGTCCTCCGGTGCGTGCAGATGGGTCTGAGGATCTCCGACCTGGATCTCCTCGACGAGGGCATGGTCACGGATATGATGATCGAGTCCGGGAACGACTCGTTCAAATACCGGCAGCTTGCGACACAGGAAGACTTTGACCGGTTCTAATAAGGAGGGCCACGCATGGCATCAGGACGGATTAAGGGCATCACCATCGAGATCGATGGCGATACCAAGGGCCTAAACCAAGCCCTCAAGGGAGTAGACTCCCAGCTACGCAGCACAAACACGGCGCTCAAAGACGTCGAGAAGCTGCTGAAGTTCGACCCGAAAAACACCGAATTGCTGGAGCAGAAGCAGAAGCTCCTCGACCAGGCGATCGAGGCCACGAAGAGCAGACTCGAGACTCTGAAGGGCGCCTTTTCTGAGAATATGGACCCGTCCGAGGTGGATGCCCTCAACCGTGAGATCATCGCCACGGAGCAGAGCCTGGCCGACTACGAGAGCCAGGCAAACGACGCAGCGGGTGCGACCGGCAACATGGCCGAAGCATCGGACGAAGCCGCCGAAGCCACAGAGGGAGCGAACGAAGGCTGGAGCATGTCCAACGCCGTCCTCGCGGATCTGGCGAAGGAAGGCCTCGACAAGGCCTGCGAAGCCGCCAAAAAGCTGGCGGGCTACCTGAAGGATTCCGCCGTCGAGTCTGCCGGTTATGCGGACGACATCCTGACGCTGTCGACGCAGTTCGGCATGAGCACGGA